CTAATGAATTCTACGATTTTAAAGTTTTAAACAACTCAATTACAAGCGGTAAAAGCAATATTTACGGGGCCATTGGAGAGATAGTTGTCTATGATTTTTACAAAAAAAGGAAAGCAAAAATTGACAATGAGGCAACCTATCATTATGATTTAATTATCAATGATTTTAGAATAGACGTAAAAACCAAAAGAACAACCGTTTATCCTGAAGAGCATTTTTTGTGCAGCATTTCAAATCATAATATCAACCAAGAATGCGATTTCTACTTTTTTGTTAGGATCTTAGAAGATATGCGAACCGGGTTTTTATTGGGCTATAAATCAAAGGATGATTTTTTCAAGAACGCTCAATTTAATAAAAAAGGAAGTAGCGATATTAATGGATGGGTTTTTAAGGCCGATTGCTGGAACCTTCCAGTCAAAGATTTAGATAAATTTAAAAAGTAATTACAACCAATTAAACCAAACAACTAAACCCCAAAAAAATGAGAAAATTAATTTTAGAACACAACGGCCTTTGCATCATTAACGCAACGCTCGAGCATACAGGCTATCAAGGAGGCGATGCAGGACACGGAGGATATGTGGCTATGACCTTTCAAGATATGGGGTCAACATCAATGGAATGCTATGTGAATGACGACACATCAAGGGTTGAGCCAGTAGAAAAGATTGAAATCGTTTTCCGAGGCGACGACGAAAGGGATGGCTTGATTAAGATTCTCAAAGCCTTCGTCAAAGAATTGGAAGAAAACCCTACCTGCTAGGTTGCAAGTGTGGAATAGTTGTGTATATTTGTTCCATGGCCCGACTGCTACTGCTGCTCCTCCTGACCGCTTGCACCAACGGCCGCCCATGGAGGGTGATTGAGGTCCGAGCCAAGGGTAACGCCTGTGAGTACGTCCTAAGCCGTAGCAACGGATTCGGGCCACAGGTGAAGACCCTGACCGATTCGTGTGGGAGGTATCAACTTTTTCAAACCTTAAAACCTATAAAACTAAATTAAAATGAAGTACTATTTTATCACTTACCAAGCAACAAACAGACAAGGAACTGATTCAATCTGGAATCAAGTAATAAATGTAAGTCCCATGAAATTTATTAAAGATATTGAAACATATGAACAAAAGGGTAGCAATACTTACTACAATTTTGTAGTCCTGAATACTTGTGAAATTTCAGAGGATGAATTTAATGAGTTTGATGGTCATTTTTAAAATGGCACATAACTCGCTCATTCGTGAAGCCAACCAAACTATACGCAATCGGGTATAATGAATGAGAAACCGTTCAATAAGCACCTTATCGGGTACAATGAATGATAAATCCGTCAGCCTCTGGTCTTACCAAACCTCCCCCAGCGTCAGCCTATAACCTTACCAACCCTTCGGAAATTCCGAACAGTTCCATATAAAACCATTTCGTTGACTCCACCAAAATGCTAAACCCCAACCCCATGAAATTAGAAATTGGCAAAACCTATAAAAACAGAAATGGTCGTTTAGTTAAAATAACTAAAGGGATGGAACCAATGATTAACGAAAACGGTGAATTATACAAAGATGGTTGGAGGGGAATTTATTGGGGTGATAGTGTAGATAAAAAAAGACCTAAAATCGACAATGAACGATACGAATTTAACGGTAATCATTGGAACTATTTTAGCGTTTTTTCTCGCATTAAAACCGACAGACCTGATAATAGTTTTAATGAACCTGAAAAGGATTTGATTGAATTGATTTCATAAATCACCCAAACCCCAACCCCATGAAAACCACACCAATCGATTTCAGACGCTGGCAACTGCACATCCGAAAGGAGTGCGTCAACTGCAACCGCCCCGACAAATCCGAAACCATCAAGGCGTGGTCCGTCAACTGGACCCTGCTCGGTCGTATCCTCCAAGCCAAAAACTCCTGACCATGGAATGGGTAAAATGCCTCGACAGGATGCCGGAACCTTACGAGCCTGTCCTGATATTCACGACCGACATGAATCAAGCCTACGCATGGCTTGGCGATGGACGATGGTACTACGAGCATCAAACGTGGTTCCTGACCGAAGTCAGCCATTGGATGCCTCTACCCCCTAACCCTTTTTAACATGGACCTAATCACACGAACTATCCTCGGCTACACCGCAGAGGTCGTCGGAGTCAACCCCGACCAAATCATCAGCAACATCAAGACCCGTGAATTTGTGCTGGCACGCAGCATCTTTGCCGACATCGCTTATTCCGAATACATGTACAGTTATTCTCGTATCGGGCGAATCATCAAGAGGGACCACGCAACGGTCATGCACAACATAGAAGTCCTCAACAACCAAATGTGGCAACTGCCGTCAATCAAGCACCTTCGTAAGGAAGTTTTCAACAGGACCAAAGAATTTCTGCAACATCCACAGTAATCTACGCAATCTTTGCGTGAGTGAACGCAGAGGCTACCATCCTTGACCTTTATCGAAGCGGAGAAATCCGCAAGGCTTGCCTCACCATCACCGGGGGCAATCCGCTTTGGAAGGACCTCGAACAAGAGGTCGTCCTGATTCTGCTCGAAAAAGACCCCGACAAGATTACCAAGATGCAGGTCCAAGGCTACCTGCGCTTCTACATCGTTCGCCTGATCATGAACCTGTATCGGGGCAACAACAACCAGTTTGCCAAGAAGTACCGCCACCACGACGAGCGGGTCGAAGTGGATCCCGAAACCCAAGAAGAGGGAAAAGACTACGACTCCCTGCTTGACGACCTTTGGGCCATCGCCCAGCAAGAGATGGACTCTTGGGCCAAGGACGGAGCGTTCCCGTACGACAAAGAACTGCTGAACCTGCTGATGCAGACCGGGAATATGAAAGCCATGAGCCGAGAAACGGGCATCCCGTACAGGTCCATCATTTACTCCATCGAACAGGCCAAGGCCAAAATCAAAACCGCAATCGAAGCCAATGGATATACTGGTTTTTCCAATCCTGATTAGCGCACTCGCTACCCTTGCGGTCGTGGAGTTCCGGGTGCTGCCCCAATGGTTCTACGCCTTGCCATTCGCCAAGCGTAAGCCGTTTTCGTGCATGACCTGCTTCGGGTTTTGGCTTGGGGTGTTGCTGACCCTGCCAACCTGCCAATGGTACTTGGCTCCTATCCTCGGCCTCGCCTCATCTGCCACCGCAATAATCATCCGGGAATGGACCTTCAAATGACAACCGACCAATTCATCGTGGCCCAAAAGCACAGGAAGTACTGGGACCAATATGTGGCATCGCTGACCATGCGACTGCCCCCCGATGCGGTTGGAGAACTGCAAGCCATCCTTACCGCTCACGGACGACCGCCTACGAATTGGTGGTGTGCTGACTGCGTAAAATCGGCCCTCCAATACATTTACCTTCAAGCGGACCTGTTCCTCGAAGTAAACCAAAACACCGTTACAATCCCACTAAGCAATGCCCCTGCCAATCCCGAACAATAACGAGTCAAGAGAAGGCTTCATCGGTCGCTGTATGTCCAACAACAGCGTCAACACGGAGTTCCCCGATACGGCTCAACGATTGGCCGTTTGCGGCTCAATCTATACCAAACACAAGAGGCAGCAATTCGAGTCCTATGCGGACTATGGGGAAGGCATCAGGAACAATGCCAAGCGAGGCATAGAACTGAACGAGCGGAACGGCAACAAGTGTGCGACGCAGACGGGCAAGGTCCGGGCGCAGCAGTTAGCCAACGGGGAAGCCATCTCGGTTGAAACCATCAAGCGGATGCACTCCTACCTGTCAAGGGCTGAAACCTACTACGACAACGCAGGCGATACCAGCGACTGCGGTTACATCAGTTACCTGCTTTGGGGTGGTAAGTCGGCTCTCTCATGGTCAAGAAATAAACTCCGAGAACTTGGCGAACTTGAAGGCGAAGGATGACGAGGCACAGGTGCAGGCTCGGATGGACTCGCTGATGATGGTCATTACGACCCTGTGCGACTGCATCGGAGCGGTGGATGAATCCAATGCCCCGAACCAGTACGAAGTGAAAATGAAAATCGTAAACAAGATAAGCGACCTAATCGACAAAATCGAATACTGATGGGAACCAGCAAGGGACA